CCCTTCTAACTGTGTGTCATCGTCTATATCATCCATCCCGAACATACCGGCATTGCCTTCATTGGCGCTGCCCATTACATCAAAGTAGCTGCCGGTACTTGGTAGGCTGCCATCTACAGCCGGATTAGACCGAAACTGTTCGTCCACATCTTCGTCGAGGAACTTGTTTATTTCTTCGCTGGTGGCCGGTTTCAGACCTTTTTCGCCCAGGTAATCATCATCAACCGATTCGCCTTCACACCTGCAGTTATGCACAATCCCTGTTTTTGTGATAAAAGATACATCTGTATCAATATCAAGGTTATATACTATACCGTTATATTTTTTTATCTTTACATCGTCAATTCCAATCATTAAATTATGACAGAACAAACGATACAAAAACATATATATGCTATTGAGGCCCTGGAGGGGGGCAGCATCCGTGTGATTCTTGACGAACTGTATACGGTTAAGCAACATACTTTCAGACAACTTTGCAAGCGCTGGAATATTTCTAATAATAGAGTTATCCCGGAGCTTCTCAAAAAGTTTGAGATACCAATCCGACACGGAAGCGATGCAGTAAAGAGCCAATGGATAAATGCAGAAGACAGGAAGGAAAAGACCCGCAATATATTTCGTGATAATGTTACCAAATCCCCGCATCCTAATCTTGGCAAAACTAAGTTTTCCAGTGAACGGCTTAGACTTCAATCTGAACGGCAAAAGGTTAAAAGCAGTTTTTTTAATCCTGAAGTCATTGCTAAGGCGACTATTACAAGAAAAAGAAATATTCTCGTCAATCCCATTTTGCACATTAACGCAAGAACAAAACCTACTACTCCTGAAAGTATGGCAATAGGTTATGTTAAAAAATTGGGATATACCTCTATTCACAACTTTAATTGCCAGCCATATTGGATTGATGTTTTTATCCCTGAAATTAACCTTGCTATTGAATGTTTCAACCATTCGCGCCTGCCATTTAACTGGCAACGCCATGAATATATTTCTTCCAAAGGAATAACAATTCTTTACGTAAATAACAATCTTATCAAATCCAGTAAAATTAACATGCTGGATAAGTATATCGCCTCGATTAAGGCGCTCCGCAGCAATCCAGCCTTTTGTAGTCAAGACACGATGGTTACCGGTGTAAAAGACTGTATTATTTTTTGTAACCAGCCCGATCATATCACCATTAAACGGGTTACAATGGATAAAGTTAATTTTTCGTTCATTTCCACTACCCCCAATCACAGCTTCGCCGGTTTTTAACTGGTTGATCTGCTTCCACCCTTCAGCGGTTAATACCAGCGATTCAGGCTCCAAACAGTTCCAATCGTTGGGCGGCCAGCAGCTATCCCCTTCAGGGTCGCCAATACGAAATACTTTCCCTTCAAGTTCTACATGTTCCGGTCGCTCGCGGTCATCCATCATGCCTTTGTACACCCAATACGGATAAAGCTCTTTATCTTCCATCATCTGCCGGAACTGTTCGCCCATAACAATGGCCCGGCGCTGGCTTTCGTATTCCACCCGCAACCAGGTCTTTTGACTGATATCGGTTACTTGCTTTGCAGCCTTTTCAAATTCGCTATAGGTACGTACTTGTTTTTTTTCGTCGAATACTTCAGCCTGTATTAGTTTGGCTTCTGCTGCTGATTTGGCAGCGCTGAACTGGGCGGCATTAAGCATGTACCGTTCGTATATACTGGTGTCTTTTAATTTCTCAAATGCGCCTTTGATACCGGTTTGCTCTATAATATTCTCAAAGAAATATTCTTTGTATGTGTCGTATACAGGTTTGTATATCAGCTTGCCTTTTCGGTTGCGGAAGATATATTGTCTTTCTTCTTCAGAAAGTTTATCGGGGATAATACGAGGTTTCTTGCCTTTGATTGGCTTCAGATTGACATACTCAGTGCCGATCAGGATTTTTTTTTTGAAAGTAGGGAACGAGAGGGTAAAGCAGCGGCAAATTCGGTGTCATCTTCCGCTGTTGCTTTTTTACTTGCTGTCGGCGCATCTTCAAAGAAATCCTTCGACAGACCGTTTGCAACAAAGAAATTATCAGTAAGTCGTTTGCCGCTCAATTGTAGAACTTCAGCCAACTTTTGAATATCTTCAATTGATAATTGTTTTGCTTTATTGGCCTGCAATTTTAAATCTGCAGGCATATTTTTGTAACGTGGCCGCATCTTCGGCAACCATCTATCATTTAAAACAGTCCCAGTAAAATCAATTCGGTCTGAGATAACCCTCTCCAATTTATCTTCATGCACTTCGCCTAAAGCACGACTGCCTGAATTACCAACGCTAGCGGTCAAAGTGCCTCCCAATATCATTTCGCGAATTTCATTTTTTTCATTTTCATTGAAATCTTTGAAGATATCATGTGCTTTCGCGCCTGTGCCTGGCTTTTCAAAGTCAACATTGATGGATTTTACAATATTGCCCTTTTCATCTATTGTATACGGATATACAGTTGCTTTTGTAGGATCAACATTGGCCGCAATATTTTCTGCTTGTGCTTTATAAGGATTAAGATCTAATCCGGTAGCAGGGTCAATAGCACTATCGGCCTGTGGATAACCCACTGTCATTAGTGGAAATGCAAGTCTTCTGCCTGCTCCTAACCAATTATTCTTATTCATGTTCATCATGATATAAGATCTTGCTATAGCCTGCATTTTACCTAAGAATTTCTCATACGCAGTTGAAGATTGGACAAACAAAAGGTTGATATAATCGTCAAAAAATAAACCGTCATAAAAACTAAAAGAACTTGAACGTACCATCCGATTTATCGGATCAATATCCTGCATAGGATATTTATAAACTTCACCTCTTTCAGGATCAAAGTTTAGTCCTATGAATCCATACATATAAGCATGCACACCAATCATTTTGCGAAGCTCAATGTGCCATGCTTTATTGCATAATTCTTCAGTCCATTCAGGATATTCATTTCCTTTTGCATCCACGGCAATAAAAGGAACTTTCCCAATTGGCGATTCAAGCGCTTCAAAAAGAGATTGAACAAATGGAGAACTTTCGTATACCCAGCTTACGAGTGTTGCATAAGCCATGGTATACCCCATCTTAATAGCCTGATCACATGCAGCCCGCCATGTTGAAAGATTCCATTCAACATAATAGTTCGACGGGAATGTTTGTGACGTAATGGTAAGTCCTGCAGCCTTCGGAATGATGAAAGGATTCACATACGGCTGCTGACCAGTGGCAGGTTTAGCGTTCGGGCTACCAATCCCCCAGCCACCGGATTCGCCTTTGCCGACTGGCGCACCGGCGCCGCCGACAATATCACCGAGCACGGATGCCTGTGTGTGTTTTTCTTTTTTTTCCTGAACTTGTGGGTCTTGCGCCCGGCGCTCGCGTCTGTTCATGGGTTATCCTAATGTTGAAAATGATGAATCAATTAACTCCGCTCCTGAGCCTACCGTAGTTGTATCAGATTGTTTTACGGGTAATCCTCCTTGGCCATTACGTAAATCACTTACCATTTGATCAGCCCATTTGAAATGATTCTGCATAGCCTCTGCGATATTCTGAGCGTTACCGAGTGCGTTACGGATTGCCCATATGGCAGCGATCTTTACAAGCAATCGCGCTCTGGTATCAGCAGCCGCGCCACCGGTCAATACAACGGTTGGTGCAGACGTGTAACCACTACCTGCATTGGTGATGTTTATTGCAGTTACTTTATCGCCTGTGAGCACTGCAGTTGCCGCTGCCCCTGAACCACCGCCACCGGTAAATGAAACAGCTGGCGCACTGGCATAGCTGGTACCGGCGTTCGTGATGTTAATTGCTGAAACTGCACCCGTGGTTATTGTAGCGGTTGCCGCGGCATTGGTGAACGCGACTTTTGCGAGTTCGGCCGTCAAATCAAAACGTGTTTCCAGCTTTGCAATGATTTCAGCGTATGCGGTATCACAACCATTTTCAAGTCCATCCGGATCTACTTCATACTGCCTAATCAATAGCTGCGGCGCTGCATAACGCAAAAGATCGGCTCCATTTAGGTAGCCGAATGAAAGATTTTTAAGTTGATCTATGGTTAGGCTCATCGAGGTTGACTTGTGAGGTGATAAGTGTTGCAATTCGGGCATAGATACCAGCGGCATTCCCATCGGCGCTTTCGCTGAAGGACTGCCAATGCCCGTTTGGCTTTTTTCCTTGAATATTGAATATTTTTACATGACACGGCATTTAGATTTACTAAATTCTTTAGTAAAAGTACAAAATATTATAACGTAATGTTGGACTGCCTGTTTACCTGGCTGATGCCGCCGGGTATTAGCTTTTTGTGCTTATTGACCAATTGCTGGTAAAGGGGATAAAATGCCTGTATTATAAAATCCTTAAAGGTGTCTGTAAAGTGCCCGTCTTTCTCATATGTCACATCTTCAATCGTTGGGTGTTTGATACGAACCTTAAGCATATTACCGTTTTCATCCTTCTTAACGTTTTGGAAGTCCGTAATCGCTGTCAGACAGATAGCATTAACCTCAATTTCATGTGATTCAATTTCTCCCGATAGCAGGGCATTAACGAAATCCCCTATTGAATGTACAGGAGGCGGGGCAGCGAGTACTTTATCCTCTACCTTGAAGCCTGCGGTTAACAGGGCCTCGACAATGATCATG